GTGGAGGTTCGCCATCAGAATATGATCTTTATTTTGGAGGAAAACAAAAAGGCACATCTTTACTTGGACCTGCACAGGCTTTTCTACCATACATAGATGAGGTGACGATTGATCCGCTTCAACAAAATATTGCAAATTATGTAAAAGCAATGGGTGGGCTAGAAGTAGATCGTACAGGCAGTTTACAAGAACCTTCATTAGACGTTCTTAAAGAGGTAGTTAACGTAGACTCTGATGGTAGAGAAACTATAGATATAAGAGGTGGGCCACAGATATCCGCTCAAATAGAGGCTGATCCAACAGTAACTACATTTATAGGATCACCTACGGGTGATCTATTTGGTCCAGTAGTTGATTTAGATAAAGCTTATAAATCTGAATTTAAAGATATTAGAGAAGGTATGGGATCAGGTCTACCAGGACCAGAGTCTATAGGTCCAACTTCTCCAGACTATCCAGCATTTGCTGATTTAGCAGCGGCAAGGGCAGAAACAAATCTTACTACACCTTCTACTGCATTTGTTGATCAACCAGATAGGTTTGATGACCCTGGAGGTAATGAGCCTATAGTACGTAGAAAACCAATAACAGTATCTCAAGCTATAGATGAAGCAGTTGAAGAAGATAAGCCATATTTCCCTGAAGTACGTTTACCTAGATTAACAGAAAGTGGTTTAAAAACATTACAGTATACACTTAGGAATGATCCTGAAGCACTACAAAATATTTATAATAAGTATGCATTACCTGAACAATACAGTGGATTGAAAGCGTTAGTATAATGGCAACAGAAAAAAACCCATATGATATGATTCCACAAGAGAGTGCAGAAATAATACCTATTGATATGGAAGATACTGATATACCTGCTACATTTGAAGTAGCAGATGATGGTGGTGTTATTGTAGACCTTTCTGGTGCTACAGAGATGGAAGCAGATGAAGCCGTTGCTGAATGGTATGGCAACATGGCTGAAGATATGAGCGATGAAGAACTAGAGGAGATTGCAGAAACTGTTCTTGAAAACTATGAGGCTGATAAAGATTCCCGTTCTGAGTGGGAAGCTATGTTTGAAAGAGGCTTTGAACTTCTAGGTCTTAAACTACAACAAGGTACGGAACCATTTGAGGGTGCATGTACAGCAGTTCATCCACTATTGATTGAGTCTGCTGTTAAGTTTCAATCCAAAGCATCTAATGAATTATTTCCCTCCAATGGTCCCATCAAAGCACAGATACTGGGTGACTCAACCACAGAGAAAGAACAACAAGCCAACAGAGTTCAGAACTTTATGAACTATCAGCTTACGGAGCAAATGCCTGAATACTTTGAAGAGTTTGAGCGGATGCTGTTCCATCTGCCACTGATTGGGTCTGCCTTTAAGAAGATGTACTATGATGCTACAGTTAAGCGTCCACGTTCAGAATTTATTCCTATTGATCAGTTCTATGTGTCTTACTATGCGTCTGACTTATCCAATGCAGAACGCTACACACATGTAATCTATCGTAGCCCTGTAGAGTTACAAAAAGATATCAAAGCTGGTATCTACCTAGATACAGAACTAGTTACACCATCTACTAATCCTGTCACGGGCTTTAGTGAAAAGATGGATACAATTATTGGATTGTCTCCTGACTATGATAACGATCCACAATACGTTCTTCTTGAACAACATTGCTTCTTAGATATTGAAGAAGAAGAAGAGTCTTGTCCGTACATTGTTACGGTAGAGAAAGACTCTAGAAAAGTTTTGAGTATTCGTAGAAACTATAAACAAGATGACAAGAACAAAGAGAAGATAAGCCACTTTGTGCATTATAGGTTTGTTCCTGGTTTTGGATTCTACGGACTTGGCCTTATCCACTTCTTGGGTAATTTGACTATGAGTGCCACTGCCGCAATGAGATCATTAATAGATGCAGGGCAATTTGCAAACTTACCTGGAGGATTTAAGGCAAAGGGGCTACGGGTTGTTGGTGACAATGAACCTATATCTCCTGGCGAGTTCAAGGAGGTTGAGGCAACTGGTGTAGATTTATCAAAGGCTATTATTCCCCTTCCTTATAAAGAGCCTTCCTCTGTTCTATTCCAGATGTTGAATTTCGTAACTGCTGCTGGTCAGAAGTTTGCGGATAGCACAGAACAAGTTATTTCTGATGCTGCCTCCTATGGACCCGTTGGAACAACAATGGCCCTGCTAGAAGCATCAAGTAAATTCTTTAGTGCTATTCATAAACGACTACACAAATCACAGCGGGATGAATTTAGAATCCTTGCTAGGATTGACTATGATTATCTTCCAGGTGAATATCCATATGATGTACCATTTGAAAGTCGTAGTATTTTTAAAGATGACTTTGATGGTCGTGTAGATATTGTTCCTGTATCTGATCCTAACATACCTAGCAATGCACACCGTATGATGCTTGCAAACATGGTACTGCAAATGGCACAGCAGTCTCCTCCTGGTATGTTTAATATGGAAGAACTTAATCGCACAATTCTTAATGCTACGAATATGCCAAACGTAGATGATATCATTCCACCAAAGATTACAGCACAGCCACTTGATCCTGTCTCTGATATAATGGCAGCAACAAAAGGATTACCTATTGCTGCTTTCCCTGGTCAGAACCATGATGCTCATATACAGGTAAAGATGGCTTACATGCAAGACCCTGCTAATGGCGGTAATCCTATTATGCAACGTATTGCTCCTATTCTTCAAGCCAATGTACAAGAACACTCTGTAATGAAATATCAAGAGCAAACAAATGGTGTGGCACAACAAATGCTTCAACAAGCTGATCCTTCTCAAGTTACACCCGCTGCTACAGAAATGGCACTAGCACAAGCAGCGCAGCAGGTGATGAACGCTAACAGGGCTGCTGGTCAAGCACAGTCACCAGAACAACAGCTTGTTGCTCTTGAACAACAAAAGGTACAGCTTGAGCAAGCCAAGATACAAGCACAAACAGCATCTGATGCAGCAGAGCTTGAGTTAAAGAATAAAGAACTTGAGATGAAAGAAACTGGTCAGATTATAGACATGCTTAAATCTACGGCACAGACTAAATCTAGAGAAGCACAGGCTGAAGAAAACAGAGTATCTAAAGAAGCAATTAAAGAAGCTGAACTACAGACAAAATTAGAAATAGAAGAAGGTAAGCTTGATCTAGCAGATAAGAAAGAATACGTTAAAGTTCTTGTTGATATGTTAAAGAAACAAATGCAAGATGACAAAGAGATGGATCAAGCCGCACTTGAGAATTTAATTAAACTAGCAGACAGTCAATTTAAGGAGATGAGAAATGATGCAGAAGGGTAAAGGTTATCCGTCTCATGTAAAGGACACTGATAAAAGTTTTGGTGATCCCTATGCACAAGACATTACGGGTGGCCGTAATATTCGTAGCGCACTTAATAAGTGGGACGAAAGCTCTTGGAAAATTTCAGATTCCAAAAAAAGTAAGTAATGGAAATCTGGGATGAAATCGGGGCAGAGTTTAATCAAGAGATAGAAAGACTAAGAGCTACTCTTGGTGCAGGTATTGCAGAAGATTTTTGTCACTACAGACAAATAGTTGGCTCAATTCACGGTATTGAATGGGCTAGAGATAATTTAAGAGATATCGTTAAAAAACGATTACATATGGAGGATGACTAAATAAATGCGACAAGTAGCTATGGGTGGGGCGGTTAAAAATGATTTATGGATTACAGATGTAGAAGAGGCTCCTGATCCCTCTCCACTACCAGAACTACCAGGATATCATGTCCTAGTTCGTCCTATATCTGTTAAAAGTCAAACTAAAGGTGGAATATTTATTCCAGACTCAACTAAAGAAGACATGTCTTATCTTACTACGGTAGGAAAAGTTATTGCTCTAGGTGATCTAGCATACGCTGAAAAAGATAAGTTTCCTAATGGTCCTTGGTGCGAAGTAGGAGACTATGTATGCTACGGTAAACATACTGGCACCAAGATGTTTTATAAAGGTGTTCGTTTAATTCTTCTCTTTGATGATCAAATCGTTATGAGAGTAGAAGACCCCAAAGACCTTGATCCTACATTTAATTTAACAAAAGGGTCTGCATGATTTGGGAAAACAACATTTTTATGGTATAATAGTAGTATAACGTAAAATACGTTTGTGTCGTTAGCAACGGAGAAAAGTAATGAATAATGAAAATGATGGTTGGGCAGAAGTAGATGTTTCTGCTAAACCCGAAGAACAAGAACAAATAGAGTTTGAACTTGAAGAAGAAGAAGTAGAGGAGAAACAAGAACCTCAACTAGAGGAGCCTAAAGTAGAAGAGCCTCAAGTTGAAGAAGAAGAAACTCCTAAAGAGTTAGAGGGTATAGAAACAAAAGGTGCTGAGAAAAGAATACGTCAGCTAGTTCGTCAAAGAAAAGAACGAGAAGAAACCATTCAAACTCTTCTTGCTCAGAATGAAGAACTTAAAAATAACCTGAGTAAGAAAGATAAAGAAGTTGTTTCTATTACCAGCAATAGTTTAAATGCTAATGAACAATCATTAGAAAAAACTGTTAAGATGGCTAGAGAAGCTTATCTTGAAGCTTTTGAAAATGGTGAAAAAGAAAAAGTATTAGAGGCACAAGAAACATTAAATAATGCACAAGCAGATTTAAAGATGCTTCAACGCATGAAAGTGAATGCAGCAAGACAGCAGCAAGAACTTGAAGCACAAGAAGTACAGCCAGAACCACAAGCACAACAGCAATCTCAACCTACTGCTGTTGATGTTAAAGCTCAAGAGTGGGCAGAGAAAAATGATTGGTTTGGTGACGATACAATTAAGACTGCTGCTGCATTAGCTCTTGATGCAGAACTCAAGTCAGAAGGATATGATCCAAATGATAATGAATTTTACGAAGAAATTGACAGACGCTTGGAAAAAGCTTTTGGAGGTTCTTCAGTCCGTGTGGAGGAAAACACGTCACAACCTTCTCAAGTGGTCTCTGGGGCTTCACGCTCGTCTCAGAACTCTCGTTCAAAAGTTAAACTTTCTAAAGAAGACGTAAGACTTGCGAACAAATGGGGAATACCTCTTGAACAGTACGCCGCAGAGAAGTTAAAAGTAACGACTGCTGACGGTGAGTACACCAACATAATATAAGCGTGGGAGATAAACATGACACGAAATGAATCACGTACTAGTAACCAAAGAGAAAATTTAGAACGAGAAGAAGAATGGTCGTTTGAAGAGCCAAACGCTCTTGAAATTCCTGAAGTTGTTAAAGAACGCTTCGCATCAGAGGGTTTGACTTTACGTTGGATACGGGTCTCCTTTAACGGCCAAGATGACTACACAAACGTAGGCAAACGTCAGCAAGAAGGCTGGGTGTTTGTTTCTCCTGAAGAAGTACCTGAATTGGCTACTACCTCTTTCGTGAGAGAGGGTGGACGGTATGAAGGCACAGTAAATAGGGCTGATCTTGCTCTAGCTAAAATGCCAGCCAAAAAAGCTGCGGCTAGGAATAAGTACTATGAAAATAAAGCTAACGATATGATGGATGCTGTTAATATGCAGCTTATGAATAATTCTGATTCTCGTCTAGCAAATATGCCTGTAACTAATTCTAGTCGTTCTGTTACAACAAAAGGAAGACAGCCCTCTTTTCAGGACTGACTTCTATAACTAAGGAGATGAAACATGTCTACTACTAAAGCATTTCGTGGTTTCATT